GATTGGGTAAACAGAAACTTGTTTTATAAATATAGTAAGATAAAAATGTTAAATAGTATTCAAAGTTAGAAAAATAAGGAAGAATTAGAGATATTCAGATAATGAAAAAATACATAAAAAATAAATCTGGGTACCAAAATGGGTACCAAAGAATAGATAGAATCCATCAACTTTTAAAAATGCTATTACATATATTTACATCAAATTCCTATATCTTATAAAATCGCTACATTTTCAGCTTTAAAATAATTGTTTTTACATCGTTTTACAAAAGTTTACGACATTTTTGCCCCTTTTATGCCCCTTGTTTTTTAAAAAAAAAATTATAAAAACGCTTGACTTTCTCGGTGTACCGTGATATAATATAATCAAGATAAGGAAAGGAGGTGAGGAAGTTGAACAAAGAAGATTGGCTTAGGTTACTTGAAAAGGCGATAGATAATATCCCTGAAACAGTAACTGCTATCGCAAGTCTGGTGACTGCAATAACAGTCGCAAGGCAAAACAAAAAGCGTAAACCAAACTCCCGCAAAAGAAAAAGGTAAACGCTAAGAGGTGGGGGCGAAAGCCCCTCACACCTCTATTTTATCAAATGAAAAGAGGAAAAGCAATGGTTAGTGCAATAGCTATTTTTATAATTGCAGTCAATGTATATATTTATCTAAAAAATAAAAAGGACAAATAAGTATGAGAAAAATTATTCAAGAATTATTAGACAGTTCGATGTCTACATCTACTATTTCGCAAGGCGCTGGAGTTCCGTGGACTACTGTTTCTGACCTTAGAAAAGGAAAAACAAGCATGGACAAAATGGCCCTTCTCACAGCAGAAAAACTTTATGAATTTGCTACAGCTAACAAGCAGTGATTTCAGTCACTGCTTTTTTATTTTGAACAAACAAAAAACCGCCAGCATAGGCCAGCGGTTTCTGTGGGTATAATTAATTTGAAATTCTTTCTTTTTTATTTTATTTAATTGTAGTTGTAATCAAGCCATCAGGTTCAACCGTGAACTCTGGCTTATCTGCCATGCTACCATCTTCTTTGAGATAGTACCAACCTGTTCCGTCTGCTGATTGGATAAAGGCATTAGATACCATGTTGCCTTCTTTACCGTCTAGATAGTACCAAGTATCCTGATATTTAACCCAGCTAGTAACCATTTCACCATCTTCTTTGAAAGAATACCATTTGTTAGAGATTAACTTCCATCCAGTAGCCATTTTCCCTGACTTGTCAAAGTAGTACCATGTACCGTCTGGGCGCTTTTTCCATTTATCAGAAAGCATATAACCCGAACCGTCGAAATAGTACCATGTTCCGTCAATCTTTTCAAATTGCTCTTTTGGATAAGAACCGTCTTCTTTAACGTACCAGTATCCTGTGTCGTTTTTCTTCCAGCCTGGTTCAACAACTAGTCCGTGCTCAATATCGTGCTTGAATTGACTGCGACTGATACCCCATTTTGCCAGATATGGATAAGGGTCAACGTGATCTGAGTTATTGTTCGGTTGGTTATTCGTACAGTATTCGTGTGTCTTAATTCCTGCAAGGTCGTCTGTATCAAGAGTAACAGGCAATCCAGCTTCTTCTGCTAGGTTTCGTAGCAATTCGATATAAAGACGATAATCTGTCATGAACTCTTCTTCAGTTGAATGGCTTTCAATCAATTCAACTGCTGCATAACTCTCAGCATTCCAACCACCACCTACATCCCAACTTCCGTTGTTTACAGGCCCTACTTGCATCACTCGACCATTACCAACTACGTGAGAAAAGAACCCAAGCTCTGGGTCTTTACGATAGTGGTAGTCTGCTTCATTCTGAGCGGTTGAGTTACGGTTTCCTGTTGAGTGAGCGTGTACTTGTCTATAAGGTCTTACTCCGACCTGTGGGAGATTCGTTCTTAATCTGCTTTTGTCAATATCCATGTTACTGTCCTTTCCAGGCATCATTCATTTGCTTAACCGCTGACTCAACGAATGTATCGAGGTCACTGTCAGTCATGTGGATGTTGTACTTGCTCAATTCTGCACGAATCTTAATACGTGCCTGTTCCAGTTTCTCCTCACCCTTGTAGCCAGTTTCAGCAGATACCTGCTCTACTGCATTAACTGCATTCTTAGCCAAGATTTCAACAATCTTGATTGTTTTCTCTCCACCTTTTTGAACGAGGTATTCTTTGACAGCTTTAACTGCGATACCTAGCAAGATGACTAGGATGCTGATAGCACCATTGATTAAAATTTCATTGATTTGTTGCATCGTCTTTCTCCTCTACTTCGACTTCTATTTTGTCTTTTTGGTCAATATTGACCAGAAACTGCCCAATCTTACGAGCGTTGTCTTTCTTAATTTGATTGATATACGGTTTTAGGAATTCAGGGAATGCTAGTCCTATCATTTCCCAATTTTCAATTACCGAAAATAGATAATTGAAAGCAAAAAACATCGTCCAAGCAATCCCAAAACTACGAAAACCAAGTGAACGAGCGTACATAGCTACAAGTAGGATGACTGCGAAAACAATGAAGTGTCGAATCAATCCCATTGTTCCAATTTTGCTATCAAAACGCTTAGTCTTGAATGCCTTAATGTAGCCCGTTGCAATATCTAAAACCATTAACCAAAAGAAAAAGTGAATATACGGACTGTATGATAAATTTTTTAAGTGTTCTGCTAGTTCGTGAAATGCTAAATCTTGCATAAACACCTCCTAACGTGCAACTGGTTGAGTTACAAGCTCGCTTTCGTTTTTTTGTCCTTCCCACTTCCAAATTGCAAGAAGGCCATTTTGAGATGGTTCACCTTCAAGTTGTTTGAAAGATTCGCCTTGGTAGATGAATTGTTGGTTAGTTTGGATAAGGATGCGTTTCCCTTCACCGTTAAGTTCGACGTGCTCTGGGTCTTCAATCGCAAACATTGAACCAGGAGCGTAGCTCTCACCAGTTTTTGCAAGTGGGAAGAGTTCTACGAGTTCCTTATATGTCGTACCATAAGCAATTTTTTCACCCATGATAGAATCTTGAGCCATAACACGAACTACTTTGTTGATTCTGTTTGTGATTTCAAGCAGTTGATGCTGCTTGTTTTCGGTTTCAGTAAGCTTCTGTTCAGCTTGTTCGATTTTAGATTGAGCTTGAACGATTGCTGACCCAGGATCTAGTTCAGCTTTAAGGATATCAAGCACGGATTGGATAAGTGTTTCTTCCTTGTCTTGAGTGCGATCTCCCACAAGTTCACGCTGATTTGTGCTATAACGATTTCCGTCTTGTAAACGGATTTCTACAACAGTAGTGATTTGTTCTCCTGATCCACGAGTGTATGGCTTAGTAGCCAATGAATAGTTATTTACTTCCATTAATTTTGTCCTTTCAATTTCACTTCTTCAAATTTAGCTTTGAGCTCTTCGTCTGATTCGATGATTCGTTTCATCTGTTCAAGTTCCATCGCTGTTACTGTGTATAGAGCTTCTAGCGTAGCTGATTGAGTAACTTCATTGCCGACTCTTTCACTCAATGATTTAATCGTCAGACTACTAATCTGCTTGTCTTGTTCGTTCATATTGTTTTTTCCAACCCTTCAATTTTTTGATTTAATTCTTGAATAGCCTTAATGAGATAAGGTACGAATGTGTTGTAGTCAATGTGCAAGAAATCATCTTCGTTATCAGGATTTCTTGAAATTGCTTGTGGGATGATTTTCTCAACTTCTTGTGCAATCAGTCCGACTTCTTCGTGTTTGTGATTTTCGATGAAGTCAAATTCGACCATATCAAGCTTGTTGATAATATCCATAGCTTTGATTCTTGTTGGTAAAATATTCTCTTTCAATCGCTTGTCGGATGCCCTATCGATATGATACTTGACAGATCCGTCACCAACTTGATTCCACCAAACAACTGAGTTCTTACCCCCTTTTCGAGGAGTTGAACCTGTACCGTAGATTTCAGTACCGCCACGCATATAAACATCTTTATAAAATGAATTGTTTCCATAAAAGTTAACAGAGCTAGTGCTTGAAAAATCGACTGTCCTATAAAATGATGCGTCACCTCTACAAAACATTGCACCAGAATTAGTCACATACCAAGCGTTATTACCTGGTTTGCCCCAATCGTTTCCCCAGTTAACCCATAAGCACGTTTGATTTACTTTCCAACCACCATCTGACATACCAACTCTAAAACTGTTGCTACCAGTCAGCCAGAATGTTGTCGAGTCCTGATCGTGCGTACCAATTTGAAATCCTCCGATTTTGCCCTTATAACCTTCAAGTAAGGTTGCTGATACGACTACTGATCGTAGCTTGTTAATAAAGGCAGTTTTAGCAGCAAGCGTATCTGTAAAAACATCACTAGCTACTAGCTTCTTCGCTAGAGCAGTATCAAATATCAATTTGTCTGCTGCAATCGAATTTGAGCGAATGATGTCAGTGTTCAATGTTCCAATCTGTGCATCACCAACAAACAACCGCTTGAAATAACCATCTATGGCTGTGATTTCATCTAGTAGCGTTCTACCTTTTAGACGGATTTTAGCAGCTTCAATCAGAATGTTATTGCTATTCAGATTGATTTGTGAAGCAATAGCACCAGCATTCGTCAGCGTTTGTATTGCGTACGAATCAGAAAGTTGAGTCACTTTCGTTTGTGTGACTACATCTTGTGCCGATGTATCATCCTTGAATTCATTCGGAGGTGTTTCACCACGGATAAGTGATACCTTACCGATAGCAACCTGTCCGTTTTTCATCAACCAAATTTCAAGAGGGAATTCTTTTCCTTTAGTCGATGATTTCTTAACGGTCATCGTACCTGTGATGATTTGAATCCCAGTTTTTGTAAAGTATACTCTATCAGATGTAATACCAGTGTCTTCTGCCCATATCTCAATACCAAGAGGGGCATCTGGTAACACATCCACCCATACTTCCATGCGATAGCTGAGCTTTTCGCCCTCTGTAAATGTAGATGTATTAAGTGGTAATCTGAAACCGTGGTAGACTGAATTGGTCTTACCAGTATTTGTAATTCGTAGCAACTTAGTATTGGATGAAACTTCAACCACATCTGCATCAGGTTGTTTCTTCTCCCACTTGCTGAAATTAGTAGGGTCAAACACAAGATTATAACCACTTTCAGTGAGTTTTTTGACTTCTGTCTGAAAGATTTGACTAGACATAACAAGCCTTGAAGCGTTATCTGCCACGTCTTGTTCAGTCGTACCTAGAATTCTCTCATATAACTGGCTTGTCTCTTTTACACGCTGGAAATCGCTCTGGTCAGCTTTGCCACTTATTTGAGTAGAAATAGTAGCAAAACGGCCATCCGAGGTTTCTTTGTATTCAGCTAACTTTTGTGTAATTTGTATCCGTGTTTCTTCCGCTGCCCTTTTTGCTTCCTCAGCCTTTTCAGCAACCTGAATCGCCCTCGCTTGAGCATTTTCTGCTAGTTCTTTAGCTTCTTTTGTCTGCTTGTAAGCATCGTCAAATTGACTAGGTTTATACGTTCCTGTTCTACTACCACGAACTAAAATAGGTTCTTTGAACTCAATCCAGCCATTTTTAGCAAGGTAAATATAAAATGGATAGTTTGCGTCCTCGCCAAAAGCAAAATCTTCTTGAACTGTGAAAGTCTTTTGAAATTCCTGCCACTCATTGAGAGGTGGTCTATTTTTACCAATATCAGATGATAAAAGGATTTTATTTAAACCATGGTTTTTTACGTTAAAAGCAAAAGAACTGTCTGGATATTCTCTAATACGATACTTAAATCCGAGCGTGTAGGTTTCATCTTTATATATTTTCTTGACGTAAATAGGAAGACTAAACCCTGACCAGTTATACCCAGTAAGACCCTGTGCTTTAATTGTAAAGATACCATTATTGACGGAAATATTAGCTTTTGGGTTGCTATTCCCGATAAGTGTATGCTTGTTCATTGTCATGGAGTTAACAATCAAGTTGTTATCATCTGTGACGTACTTTCCAACTTCTGTCTGAAATCTTTGGTCGCTCATGACTAAACGTGAAGCATTTCTCGAAATATCACTCTCTGAACTACCTAAAATACGCTCGTATAGTTGACTTGTTTCTCTTACACGTTGAAAGTCTGTTTGATTGGCTTTACCAGACACTTGACTTGCAATACTAGCAAATCTTCCTTCCGTATCTTGCTTGTATTCAGTAAGTTTATTTTCTTGCTTGTTAACTCTATCAGCCATTGAAGCAAATGTGATTTGGTTTTGGTCTGCGATATGCTTTGCTTCATCTGCTAATTCAGCACTCGCACTAGCCTTCTTCAAAGCCTCTTCTGCTTTAGTTTTAGCTTCTTCAAATCCTGCTGGACTAAACTCGTGAAATCGTCTGTCGATTTCATCAGATAAAGCACGCTTGTTTTCTTCTGCTTTGGCTTTGGCGAGTTCGACACCGTCCAAAATTTCCTGTCTCAACAATCCAGCTTGATGATCAAAGGCTAAGTCAGCATTTTGAAGAGCTTTTTCAAGGGCGATTTCTTGAGCTGATTCTGTCACACCAATGATTGCATCAGCTGCATTAGATAGCCCGCCAGAAGATCTAGAACTGCCAGTTCCCGCCTTATCATCGAAAGTCAGAGAGATGTACTCTTCTTTCAAGGCATCAAATTCATAAGCAATAGCTTTCTTGAATGCATCGACATTGTGTTTTCGGCTCTTGATATTGACCGTATCACCCATGTGAACAACTTGTCCATCAAGTTCATAGGCTTCAATTTTGATAGCATCAGAAACTTTGTCAATACCTTGATTCGTAAATTTAGCTTGTGCCCACTTCTTTAACTCTTCAACGGTATTTGCGTTATTGTTCTCATATTCTTTCTCATTTATGTAAGGATATGAGTTAATAAGAGGGCTATCAACCGTAACCTTGAGAGTCGTTTCTGTTTCTGCGCCTTCAGGTTTAAAAGTTGATTTAGCATGGATTCTTGTGACAACATTTTGACTATTCCTTGTACGATGATAATCCTTCAGATTCTTGTGTGTTGTAATGACAACACCACGATTCTCACCACGATTTTTTTTGACAGTTATTGCAAAGTTATCACGAACTAGCTCACCTTCCCACGTTCCAACAATACTATGCTTTCCATCAAGTAATAAAGAGTAAAGAGTTTCTGTTTCGGTCGTATTGAAGGTTCTACGTTCCTGGATATCGCTATTGAAAGAAAAATCTCCCAAAGCTGTTTTTGTATTTTGAACCATGCGAGAAAGAGCCATATCACAGCTCTGACTGCTTACGCTTAATGGTTTTATAGACCGTTGCATTACATCGTCTGAGATGTGATAGGCCGTTATTTCTAAGTGGTCATTGTGTTCAACAGGTGTTTTGATGCGGAATAACTGAGCACCGAGAATAGGAGTTGGTGCTTTTATCAACATATCTTCTTGAATGAGCTGATAAATTTCTGAGTCGGAAATAGGGTATTTCACAGTTAAGGTGAAATCGCCATTCATGGTCTCTTTAATAATCGCTGAAGTCGCTTCATGAAGTGGCTCGCCGTTCCAACGAACGGTTCTTACATCTTTGTCAAGTAAATAAAGCAATTATGCCCACCCCCAA